ATGCCGTATTCCGATAGGCATATCACTCTGGTTCGCGTCGGCCGTATCGTCACCGCCTGCGCGTATATCACGCTGACAAGTAATTTCAATCAGGTCGGCAACGTGTCCGTCAACGAGACAATTCCGGAGGGTTTCAGACCGTCCGGCGATTCCCGCGCGATCATGCGCGGCACCGACAACAGCGGCGCGACCAGTTTCTACCTTTACGGCACCGCAGACGGGAAAATGGTGTTGAACGGCACCGGATATACCAGCCGATTCGTCGGTATATCCGGCTGTTGGATTACCGAGTAGCATTCCCTAACCCAGCCGCTCCTGTACGCGAAATTCAAGTGGCAGGACACGAGCAGTTTCAACCCGGACGCCTACGGCGGCGGTATGCAGATCGTCGTGGACGAGCGTAATCGACTGCTCCACGTGGACTTGAGCGGGTTCAAGAGCACGGTGAACCTGAGCCACGATTACCCGGTGTTCCAATACGCGGCGGGAGTGAAACCGTCCAAGGCGGTGTCTCTCGGCTGCCTGTGGGCTTTGCCAGTCGGCAATTGGGCGAAACAAGCGACTTGGAACGCGAACGGCACCATCATGGTCGTCGGCGGCTTGTCCAACGGAGACCGGTGCATGCACACGCCTCGCACCTTGCCAATCCCCGACGGTGTCACGTTCAGCTAGCGGCGCCATACGGCAATCCATCTGCCGAATATCGCGGTCTTGCCGCACCACCGCTGATAGCGCGTCGTGTAGAGGCGGAACCGGACTCCGGTGGCGGTCACGTCCCATAGGTGGGCGATGATGCCGTCCTCGTCATTGAACCCGGTGCCGAAAGGTCCGACCGTGTACGAGGCATAGTCCGGAGGCTTGCCGTTCGGCGACTTGACGCCCACCCAGAACGTGCCGTCACCACCGGTCGTTACCGTATGCCCGGCGCACTGGATATACGGCGCGTACTCCGCCGGGGTTAGGGAAAACTACGCGGGCATGGGGTCGGTGGTGCGCCATACGCCGGTGCATCCCGCATACGCGCTGTTCGGGTTGCCGAGCATCGTGACGGTGCCATTGGCCTCGCCGTAACAGATGAATGTCGTTTCACCACCGAAAACGGCCACGGGCGTATTGACGCTGACGGGTCGATACCCTTCGGGGATCTTCTCCTGAGCCGTCGTGTAATTGTTCTGCCCGCTATTGTTGAATTTCACGTTGCCGCCCATGAAACAGATATCACCGATGCGCGTAAGCAAAACGCTGTTGCTGCTGTACGGTACTCGCCATGTCGTGGAACGCTGGGTTAGGGAATCCTATTGCCCGATCAGCGCGCGTTCCCAGATGCTTTGGGCCTCCTTGAGAGACGCGATTTCCGGTCGCAGATAGAATCTGGCGGTCGTCTTGATGTCGGTGTGACCAAGGAACTTGCTGACCACCGCGATGTTGACTCCCGCTTCCAGGGCGTTGGTGGCCCAACTGTGGCGGAGATTCTGCACCGGCACGTAGGGCAGCGACTCCTTTTTGCACCATGAGGCGTAGCGTCGCGCGGCTTGCGATGGAGTCAGGTCACCGATGATACGGCCCTTCCGGCCGTTGCGGATCTCCCGCAATCGCCGGACGGCGAATCGGGGAAGGGGCAGAAACCGGTCGGACAGTTCAGTCTTCGGCGGCACCACCACTTCGTGGCCGGCCACCCATTGAACTCCACGCTGGATATGCGTGATGCCGGAACGCATATCGATATCCGCCCAATCGACTCCGTACCCCTCTTCCGGCCGCAACGCCAGACACGAGTCCACAATCAGCCAAGCCTCAAGCGCATGGCCATAAAAGCCCTGTAGTTGGCGACGAGTCTGCCCGATGGTCAGCAGACGCGGCACATAGAGCGGCTTGGCCGGTAGATCAATCTCCAAACGGGTCACATCGACCTCTAAGTAGCCCCACTTCGCGGCCTTGCGCAGCATCTGCCTCAACACCGCCCAAGCCTTGCGGGCCGCACCTGGACTCGCGAACCCTGACAGCCACAGCTCGATGTCATCCACGCCGATGTCAGCCAACTCCATGCTGCCGAACACCGGCTCCACATGGCATCGCCAAGCCGACTCATAGCCAACGCGCGTGACCTCGCGCAGGCGCTCGCAATAGCCGACATACCGGTCATCCCAAAACTCTTGCAACAACATTTCGACCTCCGAAAACCCACACGTCTCGCGGCCAATCCGCTCGGTATCGCGTGTGGGTTTTCTCACCATAAAGGAGCCCCGCATGTCGCAGTTAATCGAACAACTCGTTGATTGGCTGGTGCCCTTCTTATGCGGTGGCGCGGTCACCGTGCTGGGCCTCATGCGGCGATGGGGCAGAGCAGTCATCAACGGGATGCGCGAGCTCCTGCTGTGCCAGTTGGAGGACCTGCGACGCGAAATGGTCATCGAGCACGACGGAGTGGCGGACGAGGACCTCAAATCACGCTCCCAACGCCTCTACGACTCCTATCACTCGCTGGGCGGCAACGGCCACGGCACATCCCTCAACGACGACATCCAATCCGCGCCAATCGCGCCGCGCAACAGAACGTGAGCCCCGCAATCCCGCGAGACTCCAAACCAAAACATCTCTGAAAGGAGAACGCATGAAAAACTGGGACACCCTCGAAGCGGACGAGAACCTCCTCATGAACACTCATTACACGCCCGGACGTTCCGGCCGTAACATCGACAAGATCGTCATCCACCACAACGCCGGCAATTTGAGTATCGCCGGCTGCTACAACCTGTGGCAGACCCGCGAAGCGTCGGCGCACTACCAGGTCGACGCGAACGGCCGCATCGGCCAGCTCGTCTGGGATGCCGACACCGCATGGCACGCCGACGATTGGGACGCCAACATCACCAGCATCGGCGTCGAACACGCCGACATCAACACGAACCCGTGGACCATCAGCGACGCCACATTGGACAACGGCGCTCACTTGGTGGCCGCGCTGTGCAAATACTACGGGCTCGGCCGACCCCAGTGGTGCGTGAACGTGTTCCCGCACTCCCGGTTCAGCGCCACCGAATGCCCGACCAGCCTCGCCGGCACCCAGAACGCGGCCTACATGGCAAAAGCCCAGCAGTGGTACGACAGCATGACCGGAGGCACCCCGGCGCCCACGCCAAGCCAACCGGCCACGCACGGGACAAACCTCGAAGCGCTCGCCGACGCCGTCATCCGAGGCGACTACGGCAACGGCGACGAACGCAAGCAGCGGCTCGGCA